CAACTTTTAAATTTACTTCTTTTAGTATATCGTCACCTGTAAGATTTTTTATATCATCAGGTAATATCTTTGTATTAGGATAGTTTTCTCTATAAGTTTTTCTAGCTTCTTCTACAAATTCATTAATAAGTAATATCTTACCACCAGCCAAACGATAACCAGTAGAAGAACCACCACCACCAGCAAATGTAGAAACTACATTAAACTTTTCTTGTTTCTCACCATCATAAACATCTTGTAGTAAATATCTTTTATAATTCATTAAATGGTCTCAATACTTTCTCGTAAAGTGAATTTGCAAGTGCAGCCATCATTTTAGGTGCTACCATACGACCTATTCTTTCTGCACTTTGGTCAAATCTTTTTGCTACTGTTTCTCTATCTGATTTCATAACAAAGTCTTCAGGTAGTGACATAATTCTTTTTAATTCTGGTATAGTAAACTTTCTGTTTTTCATTGGGTGAAACACACCAGATACTACTGTCTGTTGTCCTCTTTGTGTTAATGTTGGACAAGGTAAATCTTGACAAGGCCTAATCATATTAAACATCGACCTTTTAGGATTAATATCAATAAATCTTTCGTCTGATGGTTTTAAATGTTTAGGTGGGTCAAACTCTAATAGTTCTATCCACTTCTTTTGAAAGCCACTTTGAACATAATCTAATAACATTTGTTCTTCTTCTTTATCGTTTTCAATACCTTCAAGTGCATGTCTTAATGTAACCATTTCTTTATTCTCTTCTGGAAACACATTATTAAGTGTCATAAAATTTAAACCAACAGCTTCACAAACATCTTCTCTAACACAAACAAACATAGTTCGTTCTCTCGCTTGTGGTACACCATAGTGTGCTGCATTCATAACTTTGTAAGTTACATCATAACCTATATTTTGAAATGCATTTATAAATTCATTTAACTTCTTCTTTGCTTCACCTGCAGTAATACCTTTAACATTTTCTGCAACAATAATCTTTGGCTGTATCTCTCTTGCAATTCTGACATATTCTAAAAATAAATCTTCTATATTTTCTACTTTCTTACCATCTGAATATACTTTCTCTTGGTCCCAACCTTTATCTCTTTTACCTGAAATACTAAATGCAGAACATGGTGGTGAACCATCTAATATATCTAATTCAGTAGGTATAATATCTGCAGCATCTAAAAAATCAAAACCTGTAAGTGATTTAATATCTTGTGGTAATATTTGAGTATCAGAATAATTATCACTATATGTTTGTCTTGCAGCTTCTACAAACTCATTTACAAGTAATACTTTACCACCTGCAAGTTTATAACCAGTAGAAGAACCACCACCACCAGCGAATGTAGATATTACTGTAAACTTTTCTTGTTTAGATGCTTCAATAACATCTTTTAAATAATACTTCTTATACAAAAAAATTCTCCAATGAAGTGTCACCATTGTAACATACTTTCCAGTCTTTGTAAACCTCTAACATGCGATTTCTTTTATTAAAGTTTATTTTATTATTATTTAGCAGACTTTCAAATAGTGTTGCGATACCACTATCAAGCTGTAAGTTTAAATGATTTTTTACTTTACCAACTTTATCAAAGTATGATTTAAAAGCATTTCTAATATTATGTTTCTGAAAAGGTCTATTTAATTCATACCAATTATATTTGTAAAAGTATTTCTTAACTGCTTTATCTAAATATGGTGTAACAAAAACTTTATTATGTTTCTGTGCTAACTTCTTATGTTGTAAATAACCAGCACGATTTTCTCTTTTAAAATAATCATTTCTAAACTCATCGAATAAACTTTTAGGTTCTTTATAATGCATACAAGCTTTTTTACTTACACCATAATATCCATCTGCAGCCCAACCAGACAAAACATATTTCTCTTTAATCCACTCATAAACATATAAGAAAGGATATACACATTCGAAATGTGTTTTCTTTTGACACCCATGTTTTACTAATCTATGAAAATCTTTTTCTAAATTTTTAGTAGGTATATTTACACCTACAAAATCCCAATTCATAATTTTACAGATTTCTTCTGCCTTGGCATAATCATAAGATGGTTTGTTATCAAGTTGAAAACTATAACATCTTAATTTTTTAAAAGCAAGATGTGCAGCAAAGGCAACTGAAATAGAATCTACACCACCAGATAAAAGTATTGCCACTTCATGTTCTGGTGCCTTTTGTTCTATATGTTCAATAAGTAATTTACCTATCAAAAGAAATCCTCTAAAGTTCCTTGAGTACCATAGGTTCTATCTACGGACCATCTTATCGTATTTAAAATTAATGTCAAGGGTTCAACAAAAACTTTTTCAAACTGTGTTTCATAATCTACAAAACTGTGTATGTCAAACTCTTTAGGTAATTTAGTCATAAATGTAATTACATTTGAAGTAAAAGGATTTGGTTGTTTAAGATAAACAAACTTAATCTTATCACCTTCTTGTATCAAAGGATATTTGTTTATTAGTTTGTTTTGTTTTACTTTATGATTGTAAATCAAAGCACCCTTAACATGCATAGGTGTACTTTTCTTAAATGTAGTACCACTATCAAAATACTTTGACAAACCTTTTACTGACCTAGGAAAAGATATAAGTTCTGGATTAACATTTAAAAACTCTTCTCTAAAAGTTCTAATAAATTGATTTAATTCTTTTTCGTCACTTGTCATTATAAGTTCTAATGCATCTTTAATCTTTGCTCTACACATCGCAGGTGTTGAAGACTTAACTGCTTCAATACCCATAATCTTTAATTTAGATTCGTTATACGAAATACCTTCACTATTCCAGACATTAAGAATATATCTTTTCTTTGCAACCCAGATACCTTTATCTGCAATCACTTCTCTTTTCATAATCATCTTGTTTGCATATGCATTTGTATATTGTTTAAGTTGTTCGTATGATTTTGTAATATATGGTTCAATAGATTCTGATGCAACTTTGTCTAGAAATTTTATTGTTTTACTTAACACATTATCACTTTTGATTGTTTCAGTAACAAGTTTATCCATAGTCAAGTAAACAGAATCGGTATCAGATGCAATTACATAATCATCATTTGTTTTTAGTATGTTGTTTAAGTATTTGTTAAGTTTGTTTTCAATCCAACGAATAGATAACTGACCACTCTTTGTGATACCTTCTGCAATTGCTTTGTCATAATATCTAAACCACTGATTACCTATTGCACCATAAGCAGAGTTCAAAGAAATCTTACGAGCCATCTGAATATTATTATATCGACTAATTAATTTTAAATACTTTTTATCTTTAGTGTCTTCGTATTCTTGTTGTGCAGATAACATTTTCTTTTTGTAAATAACTCGTTCATCGTAAAGTTCTTGCATCATCTTTGGTAGAAAACCTTGTTTATCTGTTCTGAATAAAGCACCATTTGGTGTCATAGTAGTTTTGTCTGGTATATCTAGTTTGATACCTTTTAACATATCGTCAACAGAAATATCTTGATGTTTACTTTTCAATAATGTTTCTGGTGATAAATTATATTGCATAATTAAGTGTGGGTATAATGAATTCAAATCAAACGACACTACCCATTTATGTAAACCAGTTTGTGGTTCTTTTACATATGCACCTTCATACTGTTCTTCTTTTCTATGTGAAGTTTTTTGTGGTATAGCAATCTTTCTTTTTCTCAAGAAGTTATAGATTAAAATATCCCAATATTTTACTTGGCCGAAGACATCAGTATAATTTACTTTTGCTTCATAGGCCATCGTCAGTAGTAAACTAATTAAACCCATTTTATCTTCTAACTTGTCAACGATTTCCACATCTTGTATGTTATAATCGATAAACGATTGAAAGTCTTTTTCATACCATTCTTTAAATGTTTCATATGGGTTTTCATCTTTTTGTTCACCAAGTTCAACTGAAGCAATATGGTCAAGTCTATATGATTCTTGTTTTGTGTATGTAAACTTTTGATAGAGTTGTAAATAATCAAGTTGTGATATACCCATGATATCATAAATTAAATGATTACGACCCATTGAATAAATCTTTCTTGAACTAACATTACCCCAGGGTGATAGTTCTCTCATCTTCGATTCACCACAAACTTTAAATATACGATTGCATAGATACGGAACATCAAAGAAGTCAGTATTCCAACCAGTAATAACATCAGGATAATTTTTTGTCCAGAAGGACATAAACTCTAAAATTAAATCATGTTCGTTAGGACAACGAATATAAGTGACATCTTCTCTTGTATTCTTATAAGGTTGTGTACCCCAAACAATAATCTTTTTTGATTGTTGATTTTTAACTGTGATTGATAGTAATGGTTCTATTGCAGTTTCAGGATTAGGAAAACCATTGTCACATTGAACCTCGATATCAATAGTAAATGTTAATATCTTATCGTTATTCCAATTTACTTTTTGAGGAAATGTATCTGAAATATAAGTGTATGCAAATCTATCTAGACCATAGATTAAATGTGGTTGACTTTCATACTTGAGAATAAAGTCTTTAGCATCTTTGATTGTATCACACTTATATGGCATAAGATTTTTACCATTAAGTGATTTCCAATCTGTTTGTTTTTGTACAGGTACAAATAATGTAGGTGAATACTTAACTTTAAAGTTAAGTCTTTGATTACCTTCAACACCACGGACCAAAAGAAAATTACCCCACTGCACCACATTAGTATAAAAATTCATAATATAATTATATCACCTTTTTTAATAATAGTCAATCCTCAAATAATTCATCAACCTGTGGAAAATACTTTTTCATTGCAGCTACTAAATCTTCGTAGTGTGCAACTTCTTTTAATTCTTTTTCAATCTCACCAACAATATCTCCATGTTCACCTATACCAGATGGATTAGAAAGTAACACTTCAACATTTGCAAGATGTTTTCTTATGTGACCTTCTGCATGAACTAAAAATGCTGATATTAACTTTTGTTTAATCGCTTTTTGATTCATCGTTTTCCTTTTTCTTTCCTATATTATATTTTGGTTCAAGAATCCATTCAGATTTTTCTTTGAACGAAATAACTTTAATTTGAGATAAAGGAGCCTTTGGCTCTGGTTCGCTGTCAAAACTAACTAGATTCCAATCTTTGAGTAGGCCTGCGATAGAATTTCTTCTACCTATATCATTTTCTGTAATATTGTGTTCTTTTCCGTCAAGGGCAAATAGTTCTTTGAAGTGAACTATGTAATACTTGCCTTGTTTGTGAAGAATATGACAAGATTGATATAATTTTTTTTTCTTTTCTTGATGATACACCAA